TGTACGAGCAGACGGTCGGGCGGCTGCACCGCGGCGGCCAGACCAAGCCGGTCTGGGTCTACGTGTTACTAAGTAACAAGACTATTGACGAGCGTATCTGGGCTGCGCTGTATGACAAGCGGGCGGTGTCAGACATTGCCTTGGATGAACTGAAGGGAACACCGACGTGAGCCTTAACTGGCGGGCGCTAAACGCCCGATTGGGTAGCCTGCGCGAAGACGAGCTGGAGAAGATGATCCAGGACGAACTGAAGGGTGAGCGTCGGCCCACCCTTCTGATCCGTATGCACCAGCGGTTCACCGTTCTGCGGAACCTCCGCGAACGGCGCGAGATCTTGAACGCAGCTACGTCAGAAGCCCGAGCGCAGTAGCGTAGCGGGCGCGCACGTCGTCGATCCCGATGAGGCCGCCGTTGATCCGCTGGCGGCAGCGGTCAACGGCGCCTGCGTCAGCCAGGTCGTTGCAGTTGTTGGCGTGCCAGAAGATCGCGGCGCTCTCGGCCGCGCCCTCCCGCGTCTCGATCCACTCGGGCAGGCTGTCCACCGGCATGTTCACGATCTCAGCCAGGCGCTCGTAGTTATACCGGCCCGTGGTCTGCATCAGACCGCGGCCGATGAAACGCCAGCCGTCGCCGGGGTTCTTGTTCCCCATGCGCCCGCCATAGGCCGCCTCGGCAATCGCCTTCTGGTCGGCCGGCTGCTTGTCGGTGCGGCCCACCTCGGCGGCGTACTCAGGCGTGAAGTAGCGCGGCCATTGTTTCACCAGGGCCTCGGCGCGGTAGTTGAGGCTCTCGCGCAGCTTCCGGCCGCCGGCCGTCTCATGGCCGGTGTTGGCGAGGAACATCGCCACGCGCTTCGACGTGTTGATCTCATACTGGCGGCAGGGGCCTTCCAACGCCGCAGCCCACTCGGCAGGGTCTGACCAGTTCAGACCCTGCATCAGCTTCGCAGAGATCATCGCATCTTCTTGTCGGCTACAGACCAAGCCACGCCACCAAGGGTGATGGCGGCGCCAACCACGGCGTCGGCCGAGCTGGCGTCGATGTAACCGCGCGCGACGAAGACGCCGCCCAGCGCGGTCAGGATGTGCCGGGCTAGGCCCAGCCAAATGTCCTTGCTCATACCTTCCTCCTACTTATCCGTCTCGGTCCTCTGACGCCCGCGCAAGGCGCAGGCCGCCTAGCAGCCCTACGAGCGCGCCGACGATAGTGGAAAAGGCGGGGCCTAGCACCTCAAAGATCTTGTCGTTGTTCACCTGTGGGTCAAACAGCCCCGCCAAGAGTACGAACACCATGGCGAGCATGACCATTGCAAGCGTGTAGATCGCAACCAGCAGGATGTGCCGCTGGACGCCCTGCATCACTTATCTGCCTTGCGTTCCAGGCGGTCGAAGATGGCTTTCACCATCGACTTGATGTCCTGGATGTCTGCCCGATAGTCGTCCTTGCTGACGTACTTCGTGTGCAGCGCCCGCTCCAGCGTCTTCATGTCGTTTTGCAGCAGGCGGATCGAGTCCCACACGACCTTCAGCATCCAGCCCATCGCCGCCCCGGCCACGCCGATGACGAGGTTCACAAGATCCTGCGACATAGGCGGCAACCTTTAGCGAACCATGGCGTTGACGTTGCCCGACGCGCCGGCCGGGGCCATAGCGTTGGGCGCCGGCTGACGGTCTTCTTCCTCGCCCGTAACCGCGCGTCCCGCCGACCCAGCCAAGAAGCCTTGAAGCCGGCGCATCACCATGTCCTGCTGTTTAGGTGTGCTTATCGGCGACATCAGCGTCGAGAACAGTTCCGGGTTGGTGATCGCGTCCGACAACAGCCGCTGCGCGCGATCCGTCGTCATCTTTGCCAAAAAGCTACGCACAGCGCCGGTAGCGATGGCCGACTCGGCCAAGCCAGACACAGTTCTCGCGGCAACAAAACGGCTGACCAAGTCGAGCGCCTTGGACGGGATGTCCTCGATAACGCCGCCGCGCGCGGACGCGCCGCGGGCGCGCTCCAGCGCAGTCAGTTCCGTGCCAATCTGTCGCAGCCGCTGCAACGCGGGGGCGTCGAACACCGCCCCCAGCGCCGCCACCTGCTTGGGGTCGTTCAGCGCGTCCATGATGGCGCTGCCGTTGAAGACCGGCCCATCCGGCGTCGTCTGCCGCGCCCGCCCAAACAGGTTGTCGATGAAGGCCCCTCGCAGCCCCGACAGCGCCTGGCCGGTCTGGTCGCGGTCCACGGAGCGGCGCAACGACGCGGCCAACGCCGCCGGATCGTCGGCGCTGAACACGCGGTCCACCTCCTTGCCCGGCGCGGCGTTGAGGAAGCGAGCGACGGCGCTCTCTGGCCGTTGGTCGAGCAATCGTTCCACGCGGCTGTCGTCGCGCCGAAGCAGACCGCGCTCCACGCCAGCTTGGCGAGCGGTCAGCGTCTCCGCGCGGCCTTGCGCCGTCATAGCTTCGGCCAGTTGGTTGCGGACCTCGGGGAACCGATCCAGAAGCGCGGCGTTCCGACGCATCCAGTTAGTAGCCGACTCCGGCTTCAGCCGTCCTTCACCGGACACCGCCGTATTGCGGAAGGACTGCGTAAGGTAGTTCTCAATCGCCGTCCGTGTCTCTGGGCTGTTGCCGGTCGCCACCAACAGGTCGCGCGCGGCGATGTCAGCGCGAGGGCCACCTCGGCCCAGCAGCGTCTCAAGCGTCAGTTCCGGCGCTACTGCGGCTTCGCCACCCCCAGTCCTCCGCGCAAGCGCCGCAGCGCCGCCTTCACGAAAGACTTCGTTTACGTTGCGGCTGAACTCGCGCGCGACGTCATAGGGACCGCCCGTTTCGGGCAGGCTGTTAAGAGAGGTCAGCACGTCATCGGCAATTTCGCCAGCAATGCGCGCCTCGTTGCGGCGCCCAGCCTTCCGAGCGGCGCGCTGTATCTCAAGCAGTTCCGACCGCAGCCCCTGCAACTCGGCCGGGCTGGCCGTCGCACCCAGACGCGGCGACGACGGCTGCTGCGGAAACGCACCGGGGTACAGCGTGTTAAGCTGCGACAGCACGGCGTCGGTCTGTTCGTCCGGCGCTTCTCGGCCCAAGAACTGCCGTGCGAAGGCGGGGATGTTTTGCCGTTGTGTGCTAGGGGTGGCGTCCACCAGCGCCGCAAACCGCTCAAACAGCGGTGCGGTGTCAATTCTCAAGTCTTGCGGGAGAGCCTGCCACAGCGCGTTCTCCTGCGCGCGGGCGGCGGCGAACGCCCGGTCGAACTCCTCGCGGGCGATGCGCGACGCATCCGCCGCTGGCGCTCCCGGCTCCAAAGCCGCAATGCGACGGCGGGCTTCCGTTTGGGCCTGCTCAACACGGGTGTTCAGCGCAGTAGTCAGTCGAGTAACGCGGTCCTCCAAAAACGCCCGCGTGTCCTCGGGACGACCACCTAATGCGCGGGCTTCCGCCAGCAGCGTGGCCTGCGCCGCCTCTGCCCGTTCACGCAACTGCCGAGCGATGGCGGGGTTCTCCGCGGCGACGGCGCGTTCAAGATCCAGCAGGCCAGCTTCGCCAGTACGCTGCGCGGGGGTGAGATCGCTGATCGTCGGCGCTGCGGCAGTCCGAGACGCCGCGTAAGGATCTTCGACCAAAGACGAGAGCCGCTCAGTCGCACGCCTCCGCGCCCCGGACGGCAACACCGACTTAGCCGCATCAATGACCGTCGCAACACCAGGCGTACGCAGCAGCAGGCTAGGCGCCTGCGCGACCACACCGCCGGTCAAGCCGCCACCAAGTTCAGCCAACTGCGCGACAGGCTCGTTGCCGGGGTAGTTCTGCTCCGCAATGTAGCGACCGGCGCCGCCGCCAGCACCAGCGGCGACTTCCGTCCCCGCCGTCGTAAACGGCGCCGCTACTGGCGCGCCGGCAATGGTTTGCCCTATGCGCGAAACTAGCGGGCCGCCAACTCTAGCCGCAACGCGCGCCCCAAGAACCGTAGGGTTAAGCATGCCCGCGGCGCTACCAACGCCGGCCGCTATGTACTCGCCAGGCGTCTGGGGCGTCGCTCCGATCTCGGGCACCATCGTCACGCCAGCCTCGCGGCCAGCCCGCGCCATGCCGGCCTCAATGCTGGCCGAACCGCCGAACGGCCGATCGCTAACCGGCACGCCGGCCATGCGAAGGACCGAATTAACAAAGTCAACGGGCATGCCGAGAGTTTCGGCAATCTGGCGGTTAAGAAACGGCAGTCGGCCTTCGCCGCGTCCAGTCGGTTCTCGGCGGGGGCCGGGGACGCCGTCGGCAGGCATTTCCTCCAGCGTAAAGCCGGGCGGCAGCGCGGCCGACGAAGGGGCGGGGGGTTCTTCTAGCGTAAAGCCGGGAGGAAGCGCGCTGCTCATCGCATGGGCACCCACTGACCGTTGCGAAACTGAATACGCTGACCGTTAGGCCCGTTAGCTATCTGGCCTTCCCGGAACGTTGTCTGGGTCTGGGTTTGCGGCTGTCCCGTGCGCGCAGGCGAAGGCGTGCCGGTAGGCGCCGGCTGATTGCCACCAGTCGGCGCGGCATTTGCGCTGGGGGCCGTTTCAAACTGGTCTGCGCGAGTGCGAAACAGACGAATGATTTCGCGCGCCGCCGCCAGTCGAGTTTCGTTCGGAACTGTGGGATCAGCTAGGCGACCTGCGGCCTCTCGGTAAGACTGCGTGTCAGCGTTAGACTGCGGGCCTTCAAAGCGCGGCACCATTTTGGTGACGACGTCGGCGATTGGCTGCAACGCTCCGATAGCGACAGCACCGGACGTAGGCGCGTTGAAGAAGTCAAAAAAGCGATCCACGATGGCGTTAAGGCCGCCGCCAGTAGACCGCTCCAAAAGACCGCCGCGCTCCGTAATGCGCTCCAGTTCGCTAATGGCGCGGGTAAGCTGTTCTTGCTCGCGCCGCTGAGTTGCGGCCGAGCGAGCTTCCAGCGTGCCCGCTTCTCGCGCGCGGGCCTCACCGCCCGCCTGCGTAATCGCGCGCTGACCCTGTTCCGCGCGCACTTCGGCCAGCGTCGGCGCGGCGGCAGGGGGGACTGCATTTGGCCCCGCCGCGAGTGTTGGCGCAGCGGCGTTGGGAAGCATCATGTTTGCGGGCTGCGCGGGCGGCGCCGCCGGAGCAGCGGCCGGCGGGCGCCGGAGATCGACGGGCGCCGCCGCGTTTCGCTGAGTGCCCCCCGGCGCTTCCCTCGCAAAGAAGAACTCGCCGGTATCCATGTCGGTAATTACGGGGCGGCCGTCCATAATGCTTACGTTCAACCTAGGCTGGCGCCCGCCGGTCAAGCTAGTCGCGCGCCCACGCATGGCCTCCTGCCACTCAGGCGAGCCCGGCCGAATACCCGCGCCAAGCAGCGCCCGTTCGAACTCGTTGGGTCGTGACCCCTCAGCATTTGCCGTCACGCGGCGCAGGAGCCCTTCGGCGCCCTCCGCAATCCGGCGGGCGTTCTCAACTGAAAACTGCGCGGGAATGGAGCTGGCGTACTGCGGAAACCGTTCAGCCACATAGGCCCGAGCGGCGCCGTACTGCTCAGGAGTTGTGGCGGCGGCGAATAGGTCGCGGCCCACCTTGAGCGCGTCGGCTTCGGTTTGCGCCCTGAGACGCCCGACCTGCGCCGTCTGGTACGCCCGCTGAGATGCGGCCTGCTCGTACTGCGGCGACAGCGTAGGTGCGACGCGGCGAAGCTGGCTAAGACCCTCCGGCGTGTTGATGTCCACACCCGACGACAGCAGACCGCGAAGCGCGTTGCGCTCCTGCGCCGTCTCCCGCGCCTCCTCCATCCGCATCCGGTTGAGTTGAAGGTTTTGGGCCTGCCCGTACAGCTCCCCGATGTTGGGCATCTGGAAGGGGCGGACCTGCAAGGCGATGGTGTTATCGACCATGTGCGTCAGCCCTCGTTTCCGAAACCGCTGAACATCGGAGAAAGACCAGGGGCCGCATAGCCACCACCGGGGCCAGCATAGCCCGGTTTGGTCGGGTTCATGTAGTTGTACATCAAGTAGTTTTGCATACCCGACGACAGCGCGCCCGTCAGGGCGTTGGCTTGGCCGACATAGCCCGACGCGCGGGCCTGACCGGCTCCGGTGTAGCCCGAAGCCTGCGCGTTACCGGCGCTCATATACGTCCCACCTACGCCGCGGCCGACGTCGCCAGCAGCGTTCGTCAGAACGTTTGTGCTGGTCTGGCCTTGGCCAAGAACGCCTTGAAGCGGGTTTAGCTGCGCGTTGCGGTTGGCTTGGTAGCGAGCATAGGCGTTGCCGTACTCAGACGAGGCCAGATCCTGCCCGAACCGCTGCACGCCCTTAAGGGTAGCGCCCGACAGCAGACCGCCACGGGCCGCCGCCGACCGCTCGATGGCTTTCATACCCTCGCTCATGCGGAAGCCATAACCGGGATCGGCCTCAAAGTCGGACATGCTAAAGTCGCGGGTGTAACGCCCAAAGTTAGGGTCGGCGGCGTTGCCACCCTCCAGCCCCAACAGCGTCAGCAGCCGGTTCTGGGCGCTTAGGCCAGCCTGGCGGAACGGCTCTTGCAGCTCCACCTGGCGCTCAAACATCTCCCGCTGCGCGGTAGCAGCACGGTCGGCAGCAGCAACCTGCGCGTTAGCGGCGTCGCGGGCCGCGTTGGCCTGCGTGCGGGCCGCGCTACGCGAACCAAGGACGCCAGCGCCAGCGCCGAGAGCGCCTGCGCCGAGGATGGCGGTTTCGATACCCATTATGCGGCCCTTCCGACACTACCGTCGTCGTAGACGTTAAACCCTAACCGCCGAAAGATATCAAACATGTAGTCGTGCCCCGGCGCGATACGGCTGAACGCGCCTTCATCCGCAAAAAGTTGCGCTATCACGCCTTTGGTCGCCCACTTCTTTCGCCACTCCGGCAGGATGGAAACGTGGACCTCTCCGTCCTTAAAGTAGGCGGCGCCGATGCGCTCGCCGTCCCGAACGATAGCCTTCACCGTCCAATCTTCCAGCGCGGCTTCGTATGCCTCATAGTCAACCGGCGAAGACCAATCAGTCGCGGCATAGCCTACGGCCAGCCCCGCCTTTCGGTCGTCCACCAGCGCCGTCGGCATGTTCGCGCCCCCCGTCAAAGCTTAATGCACGCCAGCAACGCGATGTTGCGCGGGCGTGTCTCGGTGCCGCCCGTGGCGTTGGTCGTGAAGGTATGGTTGTGAGCGCCGCCAGGCGCAGTCAGACCAGAACCAAAGCTCGCTCCGGCGACGTTTGTGTTGCCCGTACCCGCCGTATCAATCGACAGGTAGCCGTGGTCGTGGTCGGGGGCCGTGCTGGTGGTGCCAGTATGGGTGTGGCTTGCCAATTCTCCGCTCTGGAACGATCCAATAGCGCGCCCGCTATCCACACCGCGGCCATCGTCCCAGCCGCGCAAAAACTCGCCGCGCAAGTCAGGGACGCGGAAGGTCGTGCTGCCGTCGCCGGTCGAAAACGCACCCTGGTTGTTGCTCGCCCAAGTCGCGTCGGACACCAGATTGCCGCTGGTCTGCGCGAAGGCCCACAGAGTAGCGTATGTGGTGCGGCTCAACAGCGCGCCGTTAGCCTTGACCCAGCCCGTTGGGGCAGTTGTCGCGGGAAAATACGCGACGATGCCGGTGAAGCCCACAACAGAGAGCGCCGTCACCGACCCCGCCGTCAACGATCCAGAAACTACAACGTCCCCGACTACGTCGAGCGCCGCCGTCGGGGTCGCCGTCCCAATGCCGACGCCACCAGCGTTGTCGATGATAAACGGCGTCGCGTCTGGGTCCGCGCTATCTTGCACGCGCAAGACCGGGCCGGTGCCGGTCTGCGTAATCTTAAGGGCCGCCGTCGGCGTGTCGCTGTCGATGGTAACATTGCCCGACAGGATGGGCGAGACGGCTGATGTGGGCGCCGAGATGTAATCAACCGTCCAGATCTCGACATCGTTAACGTCGGTCAAGCGGAACTTGTACAGCGCGCTGCCAAGCCAGATGTTTGCCTCGCCGCGCGAGTTGAGAATGACCGGGTTGGTGTTAGGCGTAACGCCCGTGTAGTCCGTAAACGTCGCCTGCGGCGTCGTGGTGCCGGCGACGTAGGTGTAGACCTTGCCGCCCGAGAGAGGCACGCCGGCCGCCGTTGTGAACTGCATCTTAGGCTGGGGGGTTAGGACGGCCATTATTCACCTATGTTCGCGGCAACGGTGAGGATAACAGAAGGGACCGCCGGTGAGAAAGCGGTTGCTGCGGAGGCTTGGATAGATACGTTTGTGTTATCCGTCGCCCACCTCAAGCGAAAATAGTCGTCCGTGTTCATACGAAGAAAGAAGTTCCAGGCCGCCAAATAGGCTTCGCCAGAACCTTTCATTGTAATCGTAGTCGCGGACTGCGGGACGGCGGTGCCGTTGACGTCAGCCCAAATGTAGACGGTTTTGGCGGCGGCGTTTGTGCTTACAAACTGCGCCGAAAACTGAAAATTATACAGGCCGGGGCGGTCCACATAGACGCGAGACGTAGGCGTGCCGAGATAGACACCCTGGCTGTAGTCGGTCTTGTTGAACGTCATCGAGTAGGCGGTATTGGGCGCTGCCGCCGTCTGCGTCGTCTCGTCGTGAAACGCGCCGTTGCGAAGCGAGCCGCTGCCTAGGATGGCGAACAGATTGTAGAGGTAGCGATACCACGGCCGCGAAGGGTAGGGCACCGGGTCTTCAGCAATCGGCACCCGAGCGGCGGGGATCTGCGTGATGTTCTCAGGCACGGGTCGGGCTCGCGATGAGTTCGGCGCCCATAATCGTGATCGACACGGGGTCGGTGCCAGAAATCTCGTACACGCGGTCGCGCAGCTTCAACGTCATGCCCAGCCGGCGCCAGATGACGCGGCGGCCGGTCTGACCGATACGGCCCATCGACCGCCAATGCTCGTTCGACCAAGTGTGGCCGCCATCATCCGACCAACGCAGCATGACCATGGGGGTCATGGTTGTCGAGGTAGACGTCGTAGCGTAGAGAAAATCATCGTTTTCAGTTAACAAACGCTCATCAGACTCGGCGGTGATGTACGCAAAAAATTGCTCGGCTTGAGCCTGGTCAATTACGTTAGCCGGCTCATCAAGGCCAACGCCGCTTTCGCAGTCAAGCTGAAGGCTGTGTTGCGTCGTGCGAAGAAGGGTGTTTTGGCCGGTGGCCAGCGCACGCCACGACCGCAGCCACTTTTGGATAGACCCCGCCTCTGTGTAGACTGAGAGGTCGTAGGCGAAAATCGCGCCCGTAATGTAGTCGCCGACGACAATCTCGTCGCTGAACGACATCTGGTTGTTGCCGCGGTGGCGGGTGAACTGGTTGTTCAGCCAGCCAGCGCGCTGATGCCACACCTGCGTGGCGACGTCGTACACCCAGGTAATGTCGGCGGTCGGGAAGTTCAGAACGTAGAAGGAGTGGCCGTCCTGCTGGTAGGTGTAAGCGGTGGCGTCAGAGATGTCGGAATACTGCTGGATCTGCCACTCAACCGAGTGCGTCGAGATCCGCTCGCCATTGTAGCCCTTTGACCGATAGACGATGCCGCGCCCGCGGGCGTCCGCACCCAGCCAGAAGACGCCGTTGTCCAGCTTGGCGACGGAGAACGGCGCGGCGCAACCGATCTCGTTGAACGCGCCCTGGATGCGGGCCAGCGGGAAGTCAGGGAGCCCGGCGTTGTACCAGACCTCCACCGACGTCTCACCAAACAGCCAGACTTCGCGGTGGTCTACGATCAGCGAGACAAGGTTGTCCGGCGAACCTTCGGCGCTGGCGAAGTCGAGCGGGTCAACCGACGTACCATCAAGGAGCTGCGTTACCCAGAACTTCTGGCTGTTCGGCTCGTTGAAGACAAAGTAGCCGTCGATGAAGCCCACGGTCGTCGCGCCGGGGAAGTCCGGGTCGGTGATCTGGGCGAAGACGTCCGTGTTGGCGTTGTAGATGAAGCCGTCAGCGCCAGCGGCAATGAACAACTGCGTGCCGTTGTCCACCATCGACACCGGGCCAGCGCCGGTAACGGTGCCCTTGATTGTCGCCACCCAAAAGGAGTCGATCTTGTACAGCTTGTCGCCGGACACGGCGTAGCCGTACCCACCAAACGTCCACAGCCCCCGCACCGGACCATTGCCGAGAGTAGCAAGCAGGCGAAGACCAGGCGCACGCTGAAGAAACGCCGGTTCTTTACCGCCGCTTGCATCGGGCACGATCTCGGGGAACAGGTTCACCATGCGGTTGTCCGCAGCGTTAACGCTGCGGGCCACATAGGAAGATCCGAGGATCGGCGTCTTCATCAGTAGTTGCCGGCGAAGATGTTGTACCGCTGGCGGGTGCCCACGATGCTGTAGGGCAGCGCCATCACATCATCCGGGTTGTTGATCCGCTTGAGGTTGCGCTTCGACGTCATGGCGATGCGCGACACCTGTGGGGTCGGTTCAACGCCGAACTCCGGTGCCATCTCGCAGGCCAGATTGTAACGGAAGGCGCGCAGGTAACCCGGCGGAAAGGTCAGCTCAGTGGCCAGATTGGCCGGCTGCGACAGCGGGCGAACAGAGACAATGTGAAACTCCAGCACCTTCGTCGGCACCGGGTAAACGTACATCTCGATGTTCGGATAGGTCATGTTGACCCACAGCACCTGGGGGTAGGTGCTGGTGACGGTCTTCACGGCGATGCCATTGTACTGCTGCTGATTAATCAGCTTGAGGCCGTAGGAGATGCCGGTCGCCGGGTCGCGAAAGTAGGTGGCGTCGTCCACTAGGATCGGGCGGTCGCCCACGATGTCGCCGGTCGGCCCAAAGGTACGAAAGAGCGCGCCGGGCGGCCACGTCTCCACTTGATCAATGGTCGAGAACACGGCGAGGCGCTCGGTGTTCCAACTGTCGATCATCTGGTTCATGGCGTTGAGCGCGTCCTGAGACGTCTCAGAGGACGGCGTTTCGCCTTCGGCCAGCACGCCCAGCAGGCGGAGCGATCCGTTGATGATGTCGCCTGCCGTGGCCATGTCAGTCGTCCTTGTTGGCGCGCGGGCGGCCTCGACGGCGCGGGGCCTCAGAGGTCATTGTATCACCACCAGCGGCGCGTGCCAGCATATTGACGGGGGCCGCGTTTGCCTCCGCCATCCGCGACCAGCCGTTCTCCTCGTCCTGTTCGGCCTCAAGGTCCATGAAGGCGACCTTAACGCCGTGCCGAGGGTGTTCAAGGTAGATGACTGGCATGTGAGCCTCAAAAGGTCGGCCCCCTGCCGAAGCAGGGGGCCGGGTACATTACACGACGCGGTAGAGGGCCCAGGCGCCGGCCGCAGACTTGCGGGCGACGAACTGGGCGCCGGTCGTGACCGGGACGGTCATCGTCAGCGAGCCCGTGATCGTCCAGCCGGTGTTGGTGGCGATGATCGCCGTGCCGGAGGACGTGCCGAGGTTCACCAGGCGGAAGGTGAACGCCGTGCCCACCTTGTCCGAGTTGGACAGGACGAGTTCCAGATCCGCCACCGTCGGCAGAGTGTAGGTGACGGACGCGGCGGTGATCCCGGAGTTCGCCAGGATCAGCCCGTTCAGCACCTGCGCCGGGGTGAGCGTCGCCGCCGTAGTGACGGAGACGGGATCGGGGAGCGCGTCGATCAGAGGCTCGTTGAGGTTGCCGTCACCAATCTGGTAACCGCCGCCGCCATTCGGAATCGCCATGTTCGTGTTCTCCTTTCCTGTGCCTTAGCCCCAGAGCCGCACGGCCATGGGCGGGCGGATGGTGTTGAAGCCGTAGAGGACGTCGATACGGCAAGGCAGGCGGTCGTTGTTGATGTCGTACTGGCGCACGACACGCAGCGAGATGCCGTTGTGAACCTGGCGAGAGGCCATGTCCACGCCCTGCGGCAGCAGCAGGTCGGCCGTGGCGAACGAGATGGCGTCCTTGTGGTAGATCAGGTTCTGCGGATACGACGTGGAGGCCGCACCAAGGAACGTGATCACCGCACCCGACTGCGGGAAGCTATCGACGGTCGCCAGCGCGTTGGACGAGGTGTAGAGCGCCGGAGAGATCTTGACCGCGGTGTACGCGCCGCCGGACGCCGCAATGGCCTCCGTCACCACAAACTGCTGGAGCGAACCCGTGGACTCGCGGGTCTGCGGGTTGACCGCAAACACGCTGGCAATCGTGAACACGTCGCCAGCGGCAAGCGTCTGCGAGCCGGTGCCGGTGATGTTCAGCGTGGACTGGCCCTGCGTGGACACGGTGGTCGTCACCGTGTGCGCGCCGGTACGCGAGCCGGTCTGGTGCTGCTTGATCGACTGAGACATGTTGATCTCGTCGTAGCCCAGCACGCCCATGCCCATCATGCCGTTCTTGAACTGGCGGCTGATGGTGTCGGTCGGGTTGAACAGGCCCTTCATGCCTTCGACGAGGCCCGCGTTGGCGGCCGGGTTCACGGTCGCGTAGCGCGGCGACATCACGGCGGCGGCCTCGTTCAGCTTCTGCTGGCCCTGGAGCAGCACCAGAGAAGTGGCCGGGGTCGTGCCGGGGGTGCCGACCGACTGGAAGACCGACTTGTACGCATTCGCCACGTCCGCGTCGATGCTGGACGCGAGCTGCGAAATACGAGGCTTCAGCACGCGCTCGGCGAAGTCGTCGAGCTGCATGGTGAGTTCGGCCGAGGTGAAGTTCACACCGATGTGCTTCTGGCTGGAGACCGTCAGCGTGGTGAACTGCTCGTTGTCGTCCTGCACCTGGAGGGCCGCACCATCGGTCACCAGCGCGCGGTCCGGCAGACGGATGCGGAGGGTGGAGCCGATCTTCGCGCCTTCGACGGCAAAGCTGTCGTCGTACTGGCGGTTCACGTTGCGGGTGAGGACGAGGTTGTTCTCAAGGATCTCCAGGGCCTTCCTGGTGATCATGTCGATAGTAAGAAGCGAGTTTGCCATTTCAAAGGTTCCTTAGCGGTTGCGTGTGGCTTCCCACTTCTTGATCTGGCGCAGGCGCTCGGCCTCGATCCACTCCGACGTAGACATGTTCTTGACGGAACGGGGGTCCGTCGTGTCGTAGCCAGGCGTGGACGTCGAGCGAGCCGTCACCGGAGCAATAGGGGCCGGGGCGGTTGACGTCTTCTTAACCGGAGGGTCGGCGGCCAGCTTGGCCTCGATCCTGCCGATCTCCTTGGCCTGCATAAACGGAGACAGGTTGGCGATACGCGCAGACTCCTTCGGGTTGGTCCCAAGCCAGTAGATGATATCGGGGCCAACGTCAGAAGCCTGGATGGTCTGGGCCATAACATCAGTCACAGGAAGGCTCGGGTTGTACGCGACCTGTTCAAAGTCGTCGTACTTGCCGCGGGCGGCTTCCTCTTTCTCATGGTAGGCTTCGATCACCTTAGCCTGCTGCTGGGACGCCTCACGCTGTCGAAGCAACTCCTGCGCTTTCTGCTCGGCCAAAGCCTCTGCGTACTTGGCAGCGTTGTCGAAATCGTCAGGTGCCGGAGGATTGACGGGCATTGCCCGTTTCGCCTCAAGCTCGGCCAGCTTTTGGGCTTGCTCTCGCTCCCATTTCCGCTGTTCGCGGGCAAGGCGCTTGCCGACAATCGCGTCCAGTTCCTCCTGTGTGAAGGTCTTGGACGCCTCGTTCGGCGTTTCGGCCGGCGTAGAAACGTCGGGGGCAGGCGCCGCCGTGGCTGCCTGTTCCGGCGCGGGTGCTTCCGCTAGGGTGTTAACGTCTTCGGTAGACATTTTCGATCCTTACGATCCCTGGTGAACCGCACCAGTACGGATGTCAGCCGGCAGCTTGCTGCCGGCTGAAAATCTTATTTGGGTTTGCTCGGCTCATCCGCAGGGGCGATTGTGAGTTCACCCGCCGCTACCAGATCCATGATGTCCTGGTAGTCGGTGTTGGCTGGGTCAAGCGGCACGAACGAAGTCACGCCGTTGATGTCGCAGCGGATGCTGGTGTTGACGCCGTTGAAGGCGATGTATTGGGCGTTGGTGTACATGGTCAGAGTTCCGCCGATGCAGTTAGCTGACCGCCAACAGTGGAGTTTGCGGCCACCGTAGTGCTAGAGAACGAAGTTTGGCGGGTTCCAGGAACACTTGCCGTCATGGCCCTGTCAGTTCCTCCGCCGTCTCTCCATGTCCCCGATGCCCCCGTAGATGAATTATAGAACGCGACCGTAGGTGCCGCCCTCATATCAACCGCGAACGAGCATGTTGCAAAAGCTGTTCCGCCATTATTCGCAATGGTAAATACTTGCCCATCTGACGACACTGAAGCAATAGCTACTGAAGTGTTGTATGTCTTGAAAAAATACCTCTGACACAGCGCCAGTTCCTGCCCAAACTGCCTGCGTTCAAACGGCGTGGCGATGGAACCGGGCTCAAACTGCACGTTTCCGACGTCCCAAGTGCCGCTCGTCTGCGCGCCCACAGTAAACAGGATCTCAACGCCGGTCGTCGCCGCGGCGGGCACCGCAATGTTGACGGAGTAGCGCGTCAGCGTGCTGGTGATCGTGAACGTACCAGTGGCAATCTGCGTCTTGGTCGGCGTGCCAATGGTGCCGAAGGTGTCGGCGGTCGTGGCGTAGCTTGCCGTCCACGTCACCGTCGTCAGAAGCGAATTGGCAAGATCGACCGACAGCGTGCAAGTCTGGCCAGCAAGATCATAGCTGTTAAGCGCCTCAATGCGCTGGCCAATACCGACCGCCGTAACAGATGCGGCGCCCGTGATGCGAAGCAGGTTGCGGTTCGCCCCGGCGCCCGACACCTGTGCTGCCGTGACGTTTGCGCCTGTGCTGTAGACGAAGAAGCGGTCCACGCAGGGGTAGCCTGTGCTGGCCGTAGGCACGCCCGTACCAGCCGTCACGGTGGCCGACGTTGCCCGCTGAGCAATGTACATATTGCCGTTGATCAGCCGGTTTCGCAGGAAGCTGCTCGCCATCGCCGCAGTGCCCGCGAACGTCGCGTTGCCCGAGGCGTCGAGGACGATGTTGTTGCTCGCAGAGGCGGCGGACTTGAGGTTCGTGGCTTGAATTGTGGACATCAGCCGGGCATCCCCAGAGCGGTCTTGATCTCGTCGGGCGTCGCCGCCGCGTCGATATCGGTTTGCATGGCAGCGTACTTGGCCCGGATGGCAGCGCGAGCCGCTTCGGCTTCAGCCTCAACCGTGCCGGGCAGGCGCTTGGCGATTACCTCGTCATGTGGAGCGAACTCAGCAGCGCGCATCTGGCGGCGCATGTCGTGCGCGATGGCCTTGGCCTTGTTCACGTTGATCGTGATCATTCTGCGTACTCCCAAGCAGCGCGGAACGTCCGGTCGGTCGGGATGTCCGCGACGCTGACGATCTTCCAGGGCTTGCCAGACGGCACGTCCTTGGCGGCAATCTGCTCAATGGTTAGGCCGCACTCAGGAGCCGGGATGATGACGGCCACGCCGCCTTCGTCGGTCTTATAGATGATGCGCTGATCGGTCATGGTTTTTAGCTCCTATCAGCGGAAGACAGCGACACTGATGTAATCACTATCGCGCAAGATGCCATCCTCGTAGTGCCGAAGCTCTACACTTCCAGTAGCAGCGGAAATAGGGAACGTATCAGAGCCGTTGTTAGTCACACTCGGCGTCATATCTAAAAAAGTTGCATAGTTTGCGTCGACAATAGCATTTGTGTAGTTCACCCTGTAGGCTCCGACACCCAAATCAGTAATGCTGCTGACGTTCCCGCTCGCCTTAATTGTAACAGTTCCTCCGGTTCTACCGTCGAAACTCACCCAAGCCCGACAACCATATGCCACGGCTGCCGAACCATAGCCGGAGTTGAACGACAAGTTGCCGCTGATGGACTGGGTCCCGGTGATGGTCACGCCTGTCGAAGTGCCCAGCAGCACCTGAGTGCCGTTGGCAGCCAGCGCCACTTGGTCGGCCGCAGGGAAGAACATCCCGGTGTTGGTGTCAGTGCCCTGCACGGCAGGCGTTCCGGCAGAGCCGTCCGTGCCAGAGATGCCGGTGGAGCCGTTGATGATCACGGGCATCAGGGGGTCTCCGAAGGGGCGATG